ATTATTACTTACTAGAATTATCATATTTTTATATCTAATTTTTACCTTTTTGTATTTGACCATATAAACGACATTTCCAAAAATATTTTTATTATTTTTCAGATTCTCGATGAAAGTTGAACAATTATGGCGCATAATATTCCTAGCCCCATAAGGTGAAGACGACTTCGAAAGGAACTAAAATGACCGTATTCACCCCACTTGCTGACCGTATTGGCAAAAACCTGTCCGAGAAGAAAATCATCACCGCTATGGAAGAAGAGCTCGGTGGCGTCGAGAATGCCATTGAGGATAAGACCATTCCTTGGGGTGAGCGCACTTCTATTACGCTGGATGAAGCAATTGATTATGCTATGGAAGGTCTCGAGGATCTCGACAAGCGCATGCTCTCTCACGTCAGCGACGAGCGCATCCGCGAGCTTGCCCGCATTGCAGCATCCAACTTCGAGTACCTCGCTGAGGAGAAGAGCCCTGAGGCATCCAACGACAGGGAGAACATCATGAAGTCTTCCGAGACAACGTCCGACTCCAAGCCAGTACCAAACGCCATCATCGCTGAGGTAAGCTTCAGTGAGTTCACCACTGCTCTGTTCGAGTTCGCCAACCACTGGGTAGGCAGTATTGCTGTTGACCGTTTGGCTATGAACGCTGAGAACTACTACCGTGACAACACCATCGTCACACTCGTCTGGAAGTATTGGCAGGCATGCCTCAACGAGGAGAGCAACAAGCGTCGCATGTTCGATTCCATCGTCGGTGGCCAGGATATCTACGATGCGACCTCCTGGGACAACAGCATCTTCCGCAGCGAAGTTCAGGCTTACGGAGACGTATTGTACGACCTGCTCGTCAAGCTCCCTGAGCAACGCGAGAAAAACCTGGAGATCACGAAGTAGAGTCTCACGAAACCAGAGAGCGGGAACGTGGAGTCCCGCTCTCTTCCAACCCTGAGAGGAGATTAAAATGAGCATTAAGAAATCACTGAGTATGTTGAGCCTATCCAAAGATTTTTACATTGAGGAGGATGACCAGGACTTTATCGTCCAATACAAGGATGGACCTACAGCTAAGGACGACTGGGTCGACGTTGCTGCAAGGTATTCATCAGAGGAAGGAACGTGGTCATACTACGTCACAGACGTGTACAACTGCTGTACCGACTGGGCTGAGATTAACATCAACCGACTCAACCGCTTGGTAAAATTCTGCAACAGATTAATGTACGAAGAGACTGAAGTAGAGTGCTGTTGGAGCAACGAGAAGCTCTCTGAAGGCGAGATCGTTACCGAGTAGTGGAAAGGGAAGGATTACATCATGACAAGGACTTACACAGTGTTTTATCGTATCAACAATAACCAAGAAGGAATCTCCTACAAGAGTTCGCATCGTGCAGGCAGCAAAGCCAACGAAGAGGATGCTATTGAAGCCATCAGATTCCACAAAGGTCCGTATATCGCTGATCGTGCGAGTATCATAGACATCTGCCTCGAGCGCGACTAACGACTGAACAGAAAGGATCTCAGTCATGAAACACATTCCCGAGGAAGACTGCGCTCGTATATGCGAGCTGGCAGAGGAGTTCGGGGTCTCCGTGACGGTCGTTCGCTCGTTGTACGACATCATGCCAAACGAGCTCTACGATGGAATCGTCGTTGCGCTTGAAGACCTGGAATCCGAAGGTCTGCTGGAGGAGCTCTATGGAGAGGACTCCACTCTTGACTACAAGGACTCCGAGGATGGCAAAGACGACTAATTTCTGTGATTAAAATACGTTTTAAAGAGAGATAAAGAAACACCGCTGCGCTTGTATGAGCGAGCGGTGTTTTCTTGTTAGAAGCCCTTCTAAGGCTTCAGTATGCATCTGGGTCAGAGCTCGATCAAGCCGTTAGCTCCAGCGTCGTCGAGCAGAAACCTGGCAAGGTGCTTGGCTGCATCTTTAGCGTGGACGCCCTTGCCGAGGTTGCACCAAGGTACCGTCTTCATCTGGGATGCGGTATGCCATACGACTTCACAGCCATTGCGCTCTGCGACTGCAGCACAACCTCCAACCAGCTCCATAGTCATGGTAGCTTCACGACCCATAGTGACTCCCATACGGGGAATATGCTTCTCAATGACGACCACCTGGATGGAACCGCCAGCGTTCTTAAGGAAGCTCTCCATCCAGGCTAGGGTGTCATCGTGAGGTACCATCGAATATCCTACGTTCTTGGCGTTCCTGTAGCTCCAGGCGCATCCAGTTGTACCTCCTGGGTCAAGGGCAAGGACTCCGCGATGAGGACGGCTTAGAATGCCTTGTAACACGTTCACGCCAGTCGAGTCTTTACGCTTGCTAGGCTTCTGCATCAGAGGCATCGTTCACCACCCTTGCGCCACAATGAGGGCAGTAATGTGGCTTGCTTGGATAGCAGCAAACGTCTCCCTCGTACCAACCCCATCCACACCTATCGCACTCGAACCAGACGATACCAAGGGAATCTAAAGTCGGCTCGTGGTCAATGAACTCCTTTGACACGTGGCACGTGCACTCCCCAGGATCGATAAGTTCAGATAGACGAGCGAATATCTCCCTGTAGTCACGGTGACCTGCTCCTGTGAAAAGCTCATCCTCCAGTGTGACACGGAACTTCTCTAGACCTCCCTCTGGAGTGTAACATCTGGCAAGGTAACGCAGGTTCTTTGCGACATTCTGACGATCTTGCGACATAACGCTACTCATTGTCATCACATCCCCTTTTGGTCGATCTCCACTCTTCTTCTTTTATCCTCTCTGTTTCATAGCATTCACCACACACCGCATAACCAAATCCTCCTGGAGTGTGTATTTCCCTGCTTGTATAGCAACTACCAAAGGTCACTTTTCGCCCACAATGAGGACAATTGACAATCTCGTCCATGTCTTCAGAATAGCTTTTGACGTTCCAGTCATCTGGGACTTCGTAAGGCTCGTAAGCCTGATTTTCATAGTCCCACCTTTGAAGGATTTTCATGTCTCTCCTAGCTTCGGCTTCTTACAAGCTTGCTCGCGATGATGAACGCGACAGCGATTGCTGCAATACCAGCGACAGCTGCGATACTTCTGTCGTCACCCGTGCTTGGAAGTGCAGATTTCTTAGTCTTCCTTACCTTCTTCGATGGCTTTGCTGGCTCTGGCTTAGGCTGTGGCTCTGGCTCATTATCCTGTGGAGTCGGCACTGGCTGAGGGTCTGGTGTAGGCTCAGGAGTCGGCGTTGGAGTTGATGGCGTCTCTGGCTCAGGTTCGGGAGTAGGCTCTGGTCGGTTGTCGCCGTTGCCGTTACCTCCGCTGTCCTGGCTAACGTACTGATAACGTGAACCCTGCGTCGTCTCGCGGCTCTTTAGCTGAATTGCGTTCGAGGTCGTCGCTGTGCCTTCAGTCTCGTAGTACATGAAGTATTGGTTGCCTTGGAAATCAACACTCGACAAGTCCCAAGTAAAGATGTTTCCGTTAATGGTTGGCTCGGGAACGCTCACACGTACCCAGCTTGCAGGGTCAATGTTGCTGTATGCGTCCATGTGAACGCGGTAGAGTCTAAATGAGCCAGGAATAATGCGTGTGCCGTCCTGCGCGGTATCCTCTAGTACAACGTTAGTGAGTGACTCCGCTGCATGGTTCAGACGCACCGACCATTCGACTGTTCCGTGGTCGGTTTTGACGCCCCACTTTGCGATAATCTCGTGCTGGATAATGCCGTAGTGCTTTGTCTCGAAGCTAGTCTCGATAACATGTCCCGTTGCTTCATCAATGAGCCTTAGCGTGGTTGTGCCTGCTGCTGCGTCACCTTTGACGTGTGCCGCAAGCCACAATGTACCCTGCACGTGGTCTTTACCTTCGACCCATGACGTGTAGGTGATTGTGACGCGTCCGGGTGTTACTTGCGCGGTTGCCATGACGGCGCCGTCTGGCGCGTAAATGTCGAAGCTGGCCGCGTTGGTTGCTGGGAAGTCGAGAATGTCCGGAATACCAAGCGAGAATGTGTCGCCCTCGTGAACCTCGCTCGTTGCGCTCCATGATGCGGTCAAGTAGATATCTTGGTTCGTGAATGCAGAGGTTAAGTCCTGCTTGTTTTTGTCCGTGACTTTGAAGTTGGTAATCGTGGTCGGCACGGTCTGAGCTTGTGCGATGCCTGGGATAAATACGAGTACCGCAAGTGCGCAAATAGCCAGCCATTTAAGTAGTCTTTTCATTAGATGAACCTCTCTCCTAGAGATATCATAACCAATCCTGCACAAGTAATGATGATTCCTGCCTTGTATGTGTATTCTGGATTACCCTTCAGTGATGTCGAAGAACTGGCGATGAGAGACATAACTCCGACAGTTGTAACGACCAGTCCGCAGATAGATATGACGTTCATCTCTTCTCCTTCTTCTCTTCTGCGATACGTTCCCATTTACGTCTGGCGTATTCCTCGCTGACCGTATCTATATCTAGCTTAATAGCTTCAATAACGCCCTCTGAAGACATGCAGCCACTAGATAATTGCTTTCCGAGGACTTTGCACCAGTCTGGTACATTTTTCATCTTCTTGCCCATTCTAACGCCTCACATTGCGGATGGAAATAAGAGCTTCAATCATCTCAGGCTTGCTCAGACACGAGATGTCGTCCTCGCCGAGGTCGATGGCAAGGGAGATGAGCTCGTTCTTCTTCATGTGACGCAGCTTGTTGTCAGACAAATGTTGCAGCTCATCCAGAGCTACGTCCTCAGCTGAGGGGCACACGTTCTCTGGAGGATCTACTTCCAGCAGTGGAATCTGCTGCTGTTCCCATGTCTCATCTCCTGAAGCATAGATAGACCACGCAGCTCCACAACTGTCGCACACCACGTCTACGCATCGACCAGTTGATATGATGTTGCCATAGCTGGTTCGAGCATGACCTCTACCTCCACACCCAGGACATTTGCATTCAGTGACACGCTTGTACTCATCGTCAGTCATGTCCTGCAATCTAATCGTCATCATAGACAGACCTCCTTCGCAGCTTCACCTGTGGAGCCATAGCCACCACGAGACGCACAGTTCATATCATCTGTCTGGACGATGATTACGTCTGACATAGAACGGAGTACGCGGAACTGAGCAATGCGAGTGCCCTTCTCAATGTGGGTATCACGAATTGCATATGCAGCAAATCCCCATACGTCATCATTACCGCAGTACTCGTTCTCAATGATGCCGATGGAGTTAGCCATGAGAATACCGTGCTTCAAGCAAGTTGAAGAGCGTGGAGCTAGAATACCCTCGCAACCCTCAGGCAGTTTCATAGAGACTCCGAGAGGAATAATTTTTACCTCACCTTTGTGTAGGTCGACGTCCTCACTTGCAGACAGGTCAATCCACGCACCATGACACTCAAGCTTTCCAGCTCCGTTGTGATATTTAACAATGATTTTCATTGATCTCCTTTCCTGAGGTGGGGAGAGACCTGTGAAGGTCTCTCCCCCTCTCACACAAACGTGCGCTAATTGCAGCTGCTGCAGTCACAATCATCGAATATCTGACTGAGAAGCCTATCAACCACGTGAATTGTATGATCACGTTCCTCGTCATCGCGTCTCCATTGAGAGATCTTCTCCTTAGTGGCGTTTTCGATCTCGTCGAGCGACAAGGATCGTTCGTTATCTTTAGAGTTACTTTCCTCTAGAACACTTCGAATGTCTTCATGAAGCTCATTGAGGAGATTAAGTTGAAACTCAAGCGGGATTTCGAAACCGTACATCAGTCGTGCTATAGCTTCCTCGCAACGCAGGTATTGTCTTCTGTCGACATTCATAATCGAATTGATAATCTCTTCCTTGGCATCGTTCTTTTCCATGATAATTCCTCTCTACTTCCATCTCTTCTGGATGGGGCATGGGCGGTCGAAAATTGACTCAAACTTGCAGCGTTTCTCGTGGAAGCAGACGGGCTGGAGGTAGTCTGCGAAGTCGTCTCCCCAGACTCGACGTACCTCCTCCTTCATCTGTCGGATGACCTCTCGCCATTCGCCTTGAGATTGAAGACAGAGCCTGTCTCCTGCGAGACCAACCAGAGCACGATAATTCGTACCGATACCTATTCGAGTCGTGACGTTGGTAGGTAGAATACCACGAGCATCCTGAGTCTCCACACCTGCATCGATGAGCCTGTGATATGCTTCCTCAACATGATTCATCGTGTCTGTCCAGAGAGCCTTCTGCTCATCAGTCTTCACAGATGGACCGCAGATGACGTCCATGTCTTCGACCTTTGTGAATCGCATAGACTCCTGGGAGAAACTGAACCCGACACGATGGCGGACAGCCTGGTGAGTGAACGCTCGGGACACGCCATCAATCTGAAAGACCAGCGTAATCCACTCGAACACGCCATTGAGAGCAGTCTTCTGCATCTCACTGAAAATCTCATTTGCCTCAGTATCAGAGATGTCATCGAGGGAATGACGCATATCCCCTCGCATGTTCAGCACACCAGCAGCAATCACCTTCTTCGGCTGCGGAGTAGCTGATATACAACTTACCTTTACCACTTTTCATCCCTTCTCACGGATTCCAACGTTTGACAATGACGTCTGTCATGTCGTCGTAATTATTATGCGCCATGTCGTGGCGATTTTTTGTCAGAATTTTTATTTTCTGGAACTTTTTTACCACCCATAGGTAGAGGAAGGTCGTCTACCTCATCTTTACCAGGCTGCGAGACCTGAACTTCAAGTTGGCCATCTTCAGTCTGAATGGCTGGCGTCGTCATAATACGACCGCCACACGATGCGCACAAAGACAACATCGGAGCTGGTCGAACGAAAGCGACTGGCTCAGATAATCCGTTGCCTTTGATGCGAAGCTTCTGACAACCTGTTACGGAGTACTTCAAGACTCCAGTTCCGTTCGTCAGATCTACTCCACAGTGGGGACACTTCATAGGATACACATTCCTACGTACACCATTATTCATTGTTCTCTCCTTCTACGACAATGAGCTTCTTCGCGAACAGCGTATCGTCATTACCACTGTTCTTACTTGCACGACAGAAGAACGAGTTCCCGCTCTTCAGATCATCACTATGTTCTTCGAGGATGTCCCCTCCGACGTACACTCCGATGGTACCTGTCGAATCGTTCAACTGGATGACGGCAGACTTTTTGCCCTCTCGGTTCTTCTTCTTGACTGACGTGATAACACCACGTACATACACAGAACCCGACTTGCCAGACAACAGACTGATGTCTGTCCAGGGGATTTCTTTGTACCCAGAAATGCTATCCAGGTGAGCCAAAGCCTGATGATTAACAGGTAGAGGATATAGATTCCTCCACACGAGGTAATCACTGTCCCACGGTCTGTTGGCTACACCGATGAGACCAAGTGCTTGAATGGACTCCTGAACACGCTTGTTGACCACACGTCTCGTCACCTTGTTGTACAGGTCTTCGAAGTCCTTGTACGGTTTATGTTCAATGATGTCATCGACAGCCTTATCGCCCATTCCCTTGATATGCTTAAGACCAAGTTTAATGGCTTTTAAGCCACTCTTGTTCGTAACGATACGGCTTTCACGATCACTGTGATTAAGGTCTGGCAAAAACACCCTTACGCCATGCTGGATGGCATCCGTGAGTGCTGCACGGAACTTGTCATCCTCATGCTCGCAGTTCATAAGAGCGCAGTACCACTCGACTGGGTGATAGTGCTTCATCCACATGCACCAGTAGCCTATCTGAGTATATTGGAATGCGTGAGACTTGTTGAACGCATACGAACCGAAGTGCACCATCTCTTGGAACAAGTTGCGAGCATCGTATTCACTCATGCCGTGCGACATAGCTCCCTCAAGAAAAGCAGGCAGCTCTTTGTTAAACACCGCCACACCAGGTTGACGCTTGATCATCTCACGCATTCTGTCGACGCCATGTGGGTCATAGTTACCCAGCTGACCGAAAATGAGCATAATCTGCTCCTGATATACGAGAACGCCTTCTGTATTCTTTGTGATTTCGTCGTATATCGGATGGAGAGATGGTACTTCTTCGCGACCAGCTCGACGGTCCACGTACTTCTGGAACAGACCAGAACGCATAGCACCTGGACGATAAAGCGCATTCACAGCGACGAGGTCATCGAACGAGCTAATGGGGATTTCCTTCAGTAGACCTGTCATTCCCTGAGAATTGAACTGGAAGACGCCATTTGTCTTTCCTTCATGGAAGTCTGCAAGAATGGCAGGGTCAGCGTAGTCAAGAGCTAAAAGATCATCTCTGGTGACTCCACTGAGATCACAAGCTTCACGGATAATGCTGAGCGTCTTGATTCCAAGGATGTCGAGCTTGAGGAAGCCCATCGCCATGCATTCATGACCGTCAAACACTGAGCACTTGACTCCATTACGGACGTCAAGTGGCATAGCATCTGTCAGTGGGAACGGGCTCACCAGAACACCTGAAGCATGGACTCCACGCTGACGCTTGCGATTGAGCAGAAGCTTGCATGCAGGCTCAAAATCAGGGTACTTCGAGCACAGTTGCTTTCCTGGGATGGTGTTCTCCAGAATGTCTGTCACGATTGCCAACGATGAAGCCAGCTTTTGGCTGCCTTTATCACCTGGAGTGACGAGAGATGAAGCCTTGTTTACCTCAGCGCGTGGGATGTCCATGCACCGAGCCAAGTCCTGCATTACCATCTTCTCCCCGAGATTGCCGTACATCCCCATCGATGCAACGTTCGCTTCACCGTACTTTTCGATGAGATAATCTTTAATTTCCTGTCGACGGGAATCTTCAAAGTCGAGGTCAATGTCTGGCGGTTCCTCACGTCCTGGTGCAAGGAATCGTTCGAACATGAGGTCATGAGAGACTGGGTCAGGGTCTGTAATTCTGAGAGCAGCGCAGACAAGGCTTCCACCAGCGGATCCACGACCTGGACCATAGAAGATACCGCTTCTTCGAACGAATTCAAGCATGTCGTCAATGAGGAGAAAATATCTGACAAATCCTTGTTCGTGAATGTAGTTGAGCTCGTATTCGAGTCTCTCGACGTATCTTGGGTCATCGCGTTTACCGTCCCATTTCGACATAGCCATACCAGCGTAAGTAAGCTCTCGCAGCTTCTTGTATTCCTCATCCTCTGTGAGTCCTGCGTACGGCTGCGGAGTGAGGGACTTCCACTGGGGCATCTGGATATCGACCATATCACACACTTGCAGTGTACCGTCAAGAGCTCGCTTGATATCTACCTGGGATAGATACGGATGGTTCGCCAGGAGGAGTCCACCCATCTCATTGCGAGTCATAGGGTGGAAACAATCATCGTCGAACTCCCATACCTTGCCTTTAGACCCTGTTCCCAGGTAGTATTTATGATACGGTTGCCAGTCACGAAGATAGTGAGAATCTGGTGTAGCGACGAGCGGGAGTCCTAGTGTGTTCGCTACGTGAATCGCAGTCTCATTGATATATGTCTGCATCTTGATCTTCGTCGGCATAATTTCCATGAAGAATCTACCATCAAAAATCTCAGCCATCTGTTCTCCGAGCTTAAGCGGATTCTTGGTCTTACCAAACATGGAATCCATGCAACCTGACAGGCAGATTACGTCCTCGCTGTATTCCTTCAACAAGCTAGGTTGAATACGAGGACGATTGTAGAAGCCATCAGTCCAGCCTTTGGTCGACAGCCTGAAAAGGTTCTGACAACCCTTCCAGCTTTTTGCGAGTAGAGTTACGTGGCTTCTGCGCTCCCCCTTGACTCGCTTGCTAGCGTCAGGTACAATGTAAGCTTCGATGCCAACTATACCCTTAATTCCAGCCTTAGAAGCAGCCTTAAGCAGAGCGTATCCAGAGCCCATAGCACCGTGATCTGTGATGGCAATGCCAGGCTGACCGTGAGCCACTACCCAGTCGACATAATCGTCAACACGAGGCATACCATCGAGCAGAGAGAACTCGCTGTGACAGTGGAGGTTAACGAAATTGTCTTTCACAGCAGATTCATCTCCTTCAGATTCCTCACGAGGGTCTTGCATATCCCCTCTGTCGAGCTCTTGTTCGGGTGAAGAGCGATAACAGGAACACCAGCACGAGCAAAGCACTCAGACGCTGCAAGCATACGATGCTTCTGGTAGACAAGATCATCGTATCCCCAGCCGACCTTGCATATATCAGGATCTCGCTCCATGCAAGTGTCGACGTCTATGTCCAGCATTACGATAACAGGCTTAACATCCTTGATTACCTGCGCAAGGTACTCAAGATCTGGGTCTGTACGCTGTTGATAAGCCCAGCAAGACAACGTAGTCCTATCGAGGATTGCGTTCGCTCCAGCTCTGTCGAGAGTCTGAATTGCCACAGCTGCGACCTTCCATGAGTCTCTGTCGAAGCAGGGAGCTGAATAGATAGACTTTCCGTGAGCATACTCATACGGTTCAAGCATATCCTTGTTCAAATCGAGAACGGGAAAGCCTAGCTCCTCACTCAGACGAGCCGCGAGCGTAGACTTACCTGCGCCATCAATACCTTCAATAGAGATAATCATCGTTCATCCTTCCAAGGTTCACTCATACCGACAAAATGACACGCTGCATCGTACAGCGTTCTGAATCTATGTACAAATGGAGCTCCAGACCTGTTGTATGGTCTGTCTATGATATAGCACTGAATGGTGTGCTTACCTGCGAATTTCACAAGATTCCTAGGATCGTCATCGAAGATGGCAAGTACGTCGTCTTTGTCGTAATGGTCACGGACGTAGTCGAACTTCTCCTTCGTGAACACGAGTTCGCTGTACTCGATTCCATGCTGTTCAAGCCAGAATTCTGTGTCGCTGCGGATGTTATCATACTTGTCTACAGGACGACTGGAGATGACCACAACATCGTACCACGTTGATAGCCTACGAAGCGCACCATGGGTACCAGGGATCATCGTCATATCGCGCTTGTGCCCCTCGACCCTCCATCTGCGCTTCAACTCAGCATAATCTTCCTCATCCAAGCCTAGAATCTCATTAAGATGAAGAGATGTCAGATCATTCGGAGATGGGCTCAGCTGGCCATTCGTAGCCCACCTGAGGAAGTCACCGCCATAGTCTGCCATCACGTTGTCTATGTCTACGAAGACCTTCTTCCTGTTAGCGCACATTATTTGTGTCAACCCCCATTTTTGAAAGACGGGAAAGCGTATCATAGTATGCCATATGAGCCATGTAGGTCGAATCCCACTTGCCATATCTACCAACCAGCAGGACGTTCCTGTGGAAGTTGTAGAACTTAGCCTTGCCATCGACCTTGATGACTGTGTGAGCACCTTCAACAGGCTTCATATACTCAGTCTGCTCAATGCCGTCAACCCTGCTGTACCGAGTCCATGTCTCCTCAGGATTGACATTGTAAACGATGATGTTATCTGGGTGATTAGCCCAGCCTTGACTGTTCGGATATGGACTGCAGGCAGAGACGTACATCTCACGACTGCGGCACTGAGACCTCGCGTGTGGATAGATCAGGTTAAGTGGTGCTGTGTTGATGATCAGATCATTACCTCGAGAAAGATACTTCATGTCCTGAGGCTCAACTTTGTCATCGATAATACGCAGACCTTGAAGCATATTCCAAGCTTCCATCCAGTTGTAAGCTTTTACCATTTTAACTGAGCGATGAACGGAGTTGTTCGTCTGAGAAGCTCTAGTCTTCTGGGCATACAGCTGAGCCATAGCGTTTTGACTTACGTTATCCCAGCGCATAAACCACTTCCCGTATCCGACGAATGCTGTCTCTATCTCAAACGAACTGATAGGCAGACCACATGCATCGTGGAGATATCGGACACCGTAACCTGGATGTGGCTTCGTAGCGGAAATCACCTGAGGTACAATCCCGCAATCCATGCAAGCCTTAGCAGCGAGCAGACCTGCCATACCTGCCCCGATGATTGTTACATTCATAGATTTCTCATTTCTTCAAGCAGCTTAATAAACATTGGAGTCTTGTGCATCGTACCGCGACCCAACCGAACGAGCCTGTGGCTTGAAAGATACCTGGTCACGTCTGCTGAGTCTTCACGGGTCATTCCACAGAAGTCCTCCACATCTTGTCGTTTAAACTCATCATACGTTGACAGGAACTGAAGAACAAGAGGTTTGTCCTCCAGCCACTTAACAACGTCCTCCCTGCTCGTACCAAGAGGTTCATTTTCCTTAGCGCGAGCTTCGCTGAACTGACGATAGCGGAACGAGGACTTCTTGTAACAATCATCGACAAACTGAGCTGCAGCCAACACATGTTCCTTCTTGACGAGTAAGCGGTTGCCGTCATCTGTTGAGAATAGCCTTGCTGCCCATGCAGAAGCCATTCTAGCGAGCTTCACACGGAAGTCGGCGCTTTCTACCAGAGGTATCTCAGATGTGTAATTCTCACCCATTTTAACAGACAGTTCGTATATGAGTTCACGCGCCTGCTTGGAGAAGAGAATGTCTTCAGGCTTACGAGACCATACCCACATGATCAGATCATGGCACAGTTCGCTCGTGTAGATATGCTCTACCTCATCTGGTGTGTTGCTGTTAATGACCTTCGAATCGACATCCTCACTGGCAGAAGACACGACCAAATCGAATCGTGAGATGTCCTCCGCTTTTCCAATTAGTTGAGGGATGAACTCAACAGGATACGTGCGGCTTGATACGTTGTCTCCCCACCTAGGGTTTGAAATCCAAATGAGTCTGGTGCGAGCAAGTGCTCGTTCCGTCTGAATCTTCGTAATCTCAGCTACGCCACTGGAACGGATACCAGACATGTTCGCAATCTCGTCTTGAGTGAGGCCAGAAGCCTCATCAATTACAACAAGTCGACGGTCATTCAGGGGGATCTTACCCCATGTGATCTGCCATCGCTTGTTCACCTGTTGAAGACCTCCGACAAGACCTGCGTACGAAGACGCTTCACCTGTGACGAACTCTCCAAGACGGTAGTGCCTCATGAGCTGTTGGACGGTTTCAGTCTTACCTGTACGAGTATCACCGAACAGGAGAACCTCCAGCCAACCACGCTTCAAAGGTTTCCCATCGAAGTCAAACCTGAGGAGTGAGTGGTATACCAAATCGACAGCGATGTGTACATCGTCCCTACCGTAAATTGAGGTCACATTCGTAGACAGGTCGCGGACGATTTCATCCATTTTCTGTCTGATTGTTTGACCTTTTGAAGGTTGGAACACAGTGAGCTTACTCTTCAGTTCATCGTTCATCTCGAATGAACTGATGTCATCCTCACTCCATTCCTTGTCGTAGAAGAGATGTGTGGCATGCTGAGTCGCTGAATCTGGCACCGTGATGCCAGTGAAAACGTAGCTTTTACCTGCTTGAATACCGTGATCAACAATGCTGACATGACGAGTAACATAGCTTTGGTTCTCATCGTTCCAGCTCAACTCTGGGATGAGTACCAAGTCTTCTACGTTGACGTTCTCGATGACGTCTATGTCGACAGTACAATCTCCCACAGCACCTGCGAATTCCTTCATTTTCGTCTTCTGAACAGAGTCGCTCAGACCTCGTAGTTTCATCAAGTTTGGTGAGTCTTTTGGTATGTTGACTTCAAGCGTTCCACCAGCTATTCCTATAGGACATACTGTGCACTTCTTCTTATTGGCAGAAGCGCATCGTACGACATACCTATCTGGTACGATGTACGGTTCAAGGTCTTTACCTGCTACAACGGCAGAGGTACGTATGCGCTTACCTGCATACTTAGCCAGCGATGCCTCATGGAGAGGAACATCATATACCTCGTTGTCATCTTCATCCTGTAGGGTATTACGAGGAACCGTCTTATCAATGAGATTCTGGAAGTCGTCTCGAGTGGCTCCATACCCTACTACCCAGTCAGTAACGTCTCCATTAGAGGGTTCTGAGATGGGCAAGTTCAAAATACGCACAGTAGCAGCAATGTGCTCAAGGTTGTTCGCTACGTTGACCATGCCGTTCTGTCCAGCTTTGTCAATGTCGTAGCAGATATTTACTTCACGACTGTGGAACAGTTGATTCCATTCAGGCTTCCAATTACCAGCACCACTGGTGGACGTGACGGCATTGAACCCCAGCTGGTGCATGAGAATGCAGTCCATCTCACCTTCACACAGGAAGATGGGGTCATCAGACCAAAAATGGGGATCTGGGAACAGCGTCACTCCGCCACGACCGCGCTCCCAGCTGATGACCTTAGAAGAATCACGCTTAGCCCAGTCGTACTGACGGATGTTGTAGCAACCTTCCTCATTATACAGAGGAATCGTGATACGACCGTTATGATATCCAAGCTTGAACTCACGAATGATCTCATCAGTGAGACCACGTTTCTCATGCAGAAAATCAAGCGCAGCTTTATTGCACCAAAGGTTGTCTACCAGACCGTCAATAACAATATCTGAGATAGGAGGAAGCTTCTTCTGAGGTCTTTTAGTGATCACTTTCGGCTTCTTAGACGATTCACCATCGATCAGCTCGATTTCTACGTCACCGACAAAACCTCGGTCGCTAAGCCACTTACAAGCTCCCTTAAAATCAGTATCCTCGCTCAGCTGGACAAACGTGTAAATATCACCCTTGAGACCACAGCCGAAGCACGTCCACAGACCAGTATTCAGGTTAATGGACATGGATTCGACTGTGTCGTTATGCCAAGGACACCTGACAGCAACTTCACCGCTGCTATCAGGTGTCAGCTGCTGCCCAAATGCGTATTCAAAGTAGTCCTTGATGGACATATTCTGGGCAGTCATTTCACGTCCTATTCGAAGTCGAAATCGTCGTCGCTGTCGTCATCTGCGACGTCAGTCACAGGGAGTGGCTCCTCCTTTGGAGCGGGAGATGGAGTCTCGTCAAACGGTAGCTCGTACTCGACTTCTTCCTCATTCTTAGGAGCCTTAGGAGCCTTCTTAGCGGACTTCTTTGGTGCAGGCTTAGAAGCTGGCTTCGGTGCGTCAGGTACCTGAATTTTTGGCTTAGAGACGCCATTGGTAGGAGCGAAGCTCTTGATGACGTTGCGCATCTGGTCATCAGTACCATCGCGGTCGTTGGCATACTCGTCAGGCTCAAGACCGACCATGATGATAAGCTCCTTGCCAAGTAGATCATTTGGGTTAAGCTGCAGATGACCCTTTGGGACATCAATGCCACATGCCTTGAGCACCTGGACAAGACGCCACTTCGCATTGTCGCTGAGGGAGGTATTGTCCCAAAGACGACTACCAGCAAAAGGCTCACCGTCACAAATCTGGAAGCACCACTTCAAGTAAGGCTTGCCAGAGTTCTTACCTACCTCACGAGAAATCTCAAAGACGGTAGCGCGGTAACGACCAGAATCAATAGGACTAAAACCAGTGCCCTCGTCCTCGTTACCAGTGAAATCACCAAGATCAAGCAAATCAACAGCCATAGTTTACTCCTCACCGAAAATCATGTTATAAGTGTCAGGGAACGTTGGATTGTCAATGACGGTTCCCAGCATACCAGACCTATCCTTCGCATAGTACGAACCAACAGGTTGAACGAGCATTCTACGCACAGCTTCAGTACCCTCGTCAGTCTGGACGTTGTCTACGTAAAGATATCCGACAATATCAACGTAGCCACAAACGTCAGCAGCCAACTTAGAGCTCATCTTAGGCATGGTTTTAACAGCGCCAGTGACCTCATTCTTCTCGTCCATTGCGAGTGCAGTGAAAATGACGTTCATGTCGAGGTCACGTGCCATACGAGTGAATCGACGCATGCGCTCTGTGTTGTATCCCCAGTCTCCTACAGTGAGACCATCGCCATAGGGACGCTTCACCTCAGGATGGCTCTCGACAATGTAGTCCATGAGCTTCTTCTGGAGCTCAGTGATGGAGTCAATGACGAGCGTATCTGCTTTTCCGCTGCCCTTCTCTTGAAGAGTACGGATGAAGTCCTCAATCTCGTCGAAGGTCTCGAACTTTTTCTTCACGACCTTCTTAGACTTGATGCGCGACTGGACAGAAAGAGCTCCACCTTCGACGTCAATGAAAATAGTCTTGTCTCCAGAGCAGCTGAAGACTGTCTTGCCTACGCCAGGATCACCGTAGACTAGCATCTTAATGGTGTTCTTAGCCATTGTTAATCACCTTCTCAATCTTGTTGTTTGGGTCCTTATTCGACTCGGATTCCTGCTTGATATGGAATCCCTCAACGCCTGCTAATTCCTCAAGGTCAGCTGCTTCAAGACGACCCTCCATCTCGGCAATGCAGATGGGACGGTACTCGCAATCCCACGAGCAATCTCGAGTTGGATTGCAATAGAAGCCGTAGCGATCAGCATGCTTCATAGCCAGGTACTGGTTATAGAGCTGACGACCGCACTCTTCAATCTCTCTGTCGTTGCGGTACACAGCTTCACGGTAATGGTATGGAGCCTTGGTGCGAGCTGAGTAGGGGTCACACTTGCGGAGAATATTGTAGTACACTCCGCAGACGTCATACCCCATCTGACGCAGAGCCCAGATATACTGGGTCACCTGGGTGTCAGTGATGAGGTGCTTCGTGTCGAGCGTTTTCGCGGTCTTGTGCTCTAGGATGTAGAGTCGACCTTCACGTTCGACGATTGCGTCAACGTAGCCAATGAAGGAACACCAGGAGAACTTGCCGTTCGGATTAGGAACCCTGACCTCGACCTTCAGCTCGCTGGCAACTGGAGTGAAATCATCATTCGGAGCTACATCTTCGAAGTAGTACTTAAGCATCTGACGACCCATGAATGAGTCCTTATCGAACTGCTGGGAGTCGCCACCAACCGACAGCACCTCTGTAGCTGCCTCAGCTACCTTGTTATCATACATGGCCATTGCCATAGATGCTCGAACGTTGACGTCCTTGTCCTTGTTGTCGAGCGAGTAGAACTCTGCTAGTGATTCGTGCACCAGAGAGCCTAACATCAGTGCTGGAGCTTTGTCGTTTGCTGTGAGCCTGTCGACGTAACGGTACTCGTACTTACGAGGACAACGCCTGAAGCAAGCAAGACGACTGTTGCTAACTGTAATCACTGATTTTACCTCCTTTTTCTTGAATTAAGTTGAGCTCTACAATTAGGTTATTAACCTTTCTTTCTTTTTTTTTATTAAGTTGAGCTCTACAATTAGGTTATTAACCTTACTTCATTCTATTTAATTGTAATCAATAAATACCTCCCTGTCTGCCGTCAGTGTTAGATTATTATCCTCTATTTCTAGATGGATTTCATCGGGAATTTTAAGATTTATTTATTCGTACAGAGAACTGCGCTTTTGACGTTCGAGATGACCTCGTCAACGGTGAGCTCCTTGTCGTTGATGTACTCTTCGATGGTCTCGTCAACGGTGTCCGAAGTGACAAGCTTGTAAATGTCCGCTCCATGGATATCGTTCATACGAGCATATATACGGTCTTCAGCCTGAGCGTTATCATCAGGTGTCCAGGCTCTGTCTGTGAAGATCATCTTGCTTGCTGCGGTAAGCGTCAATCCTGTTCCAGCTGCTCCTATGGTCGCGATGAATACCTTGACCTTAGGATTTGTCTGGAACTGCTCGACAGCATACTCTCGCTCAGCCTTGGTTGAGTCTCCCGTGTACGTCACGCAACCGTACTTCTCGAGAGCTCTGTGAACAGATGCCACCACCCTGGCCCAGTTGCTGAAAATGACCACTTTCTCGTCCTGTTCCACGCAGATCTCCTGCACCATAGCTTCAAGCGTCTGGATCTTCCCGCTGGGGATGACCGTCGAGAACGCTGAATCGCTAAGGCAGTTCGCGTCCGTTGCAATCTGACGCAGTCTCATGAGCCTGCTCACCTCTGCAGGTGCTGTGACGAATACGCCACTCTCAACCTCAGCTATGTACTCGTTAAGCATCTGGGTGTAGATCTTCGATTGTCTCTCGCTCATGCCACACTTAATGGTGTGGATGAACTTCGGTGGGAGATCTTTGATGACGTCAGATTTACGTCTTCGAATCATATATTGGCTGAGCTCTCGGGACAACAGATCCAGATTCTGGTACCCAGTAGCCTTCTTGCCAAAGTATGTCTGCTCGTACGTGACGTACGTAGGTATCCATCTCCAAAACGAGCTATACTTTCTACAGTCGATGAAGCGAAGCAATGCCCACACGTCTGCAGGATTTTCTCTCATTGGTGTACCTGTGAGCAAGTACAACTGGCGACTGCGATAAGACAATTTATTTACGATACCAAAATTCGTAATGTTTTTAGCCTTTGTGCGAGCCTTGTGAGACTTGCAGCGATGGGCTTCATCAACGATTAGGACGTCCCATCTTTTATCACACAGAACCTTGGCATTGCGCTCAAGGCGCGCAGCTTCATAATGGATGATGGTCCAACGAGACGTTCCAATCACTTGTTTTCCGTCATATACTTCGATATCCTGCCCTTGCCCCAGCAGGTCACATATCTCAGCCTTCCAATTGTTCTGAAGCCCATTAAGGGTGATTACTAAGATGTGTTGGTTAGGCTTCTGAGCTGCAGCTGCAATCGCCTGTATGGTCTTGCCGAGTCCCATGTCGTCTGCCAGGATCCCCCTGCCAAGCTTACGGAGACCTTTGGCTCCTTGCTTCTGGTAGGGAAGGAGCGTTTTAGGCATTAGTTACCTCCTTCACCCAGACGGTATAAATATACGTGTCACCTGCGAAGAGCTTGTTAATATCCTCAGACAACTCAATAGTGTTAGCCACGTTGGTGTGGACGGTATTCGACACCACTGTAGCTTCAACGGAAGAACCGTGCTCAGCGTCGATTCCGCACCAGATGGTGACTTTGGTTCCGACAGGGTACTCGTTCGTTGCACACGTATTCGACTCGGTCAAGCTAGAGTTGTAGAAGCCATTCATTCTCGTGAATCCTTCTGGAGCTTCTGACGCTGATGACCTGCTCTGTACCGTCTCGACGATGTGCTCCTTGTACTCGTCAGACATTTGATATGGGAAGCACTGATTCCAGAACCAAACGACTAGGATGATAGCTACTACGATTGAGAGCCCAGCCTTCACTTCACGTTTCATGTTCGTCTCCTTAGATAGAGATGACCCATCGACCAGGTCGATCGATGGGTCGGTACATATATTTATTGATTGAGCTTGAGGTGAAGCTTTGCAGCCTTGGAAACGCAGTTTTTAAATTCGACGATGTATACTGCGTGGAGGTCGCCATCGAGATCTTTGAAGGTACGGTAAACACACTCAATGTCGGAAGCCTTAGCACGCTTGTATCCACGATGAGAATGAACACGCTCGAGAATTCTCTCTGCGGAAATGACGCTGACCTTGTTGTAGCGTCTGTTCATGCGACGTTCCTTACGGATTCTGCGAGTCTCTTCTAAGAACTCGATGTCGTCTGTGTAAGCGTGGCAATTGCCGTTCTTAATAAGATACCAAGAATGGGACTCTACGACCTCGCCATCACTGTTCCAAATAGAGCCAGACATGAAACTGTTAATAAATTTCCTTTCGACCCTGCGAACTTCAAGAACGAGTCTAGTATCACAACAACCTTCGTACTTTTCGTAGACGCGGACACGATATGTGATATTGCCTTTGTTAAGATCTGCGTAGAATTTATCCCCTTGGGAACCTGCCATGGTACCGAAGTTGAAAACGTAACCCTTCTCGATGAACTCTTTGACCTTAGATGTAGCGATTGCGGAGATCTCTTCCATAGTCCTGATGTTCTTCATTGTTGACTCCCTGTCGTAGTAGTTGAACTTCCTGACGAAGTTATTATCTCTCAAAATTGTTCAACTCTCATCGGGAATTTGAAAAATTTTGAAAATATTTTTATACGAGATCTTCCCAACCATCAAAATCGATGTCTCTCCTGATCATTTCCTGGAAGACCTTTGGATCAACGTCTATGCCACCAGATCTTTTCTTGTGAGATACACCTGTGACACTAAGCGCACTAGAGATCTTAGAGATCTCACTTTTTATGTAGGACTCAAACCCGAAGTCATCATAGATGTGATGCTCCCCCATGAAAATCTCATACGATCCAGATGCAGACAGATCCTTCTTTATAAGATTGCTCCAGGTCGACATCGCTTCTGCTGGACGGTAGCTGCCAGCTTCCTGAATAAATTGAACAGCATATCTTCGGATTTCGTCATCTACTTTTACCCATGACGTAGCGAATGTCCTGATCAGGGTATCGTATTCGCCGACATACTTCCAGACGCCGACTCCTCGTCCTTTGACCAGATGACCTTCACTCATTAATCTGTTCACTATCTGAAGTGCTGTCTGAGGTGGAATATTCATGAATTTCATGATTCCTGACATAGAGACCATGTCAGCACAAGCGGAAAGGTATCCCTCAAGTAGAGGATATTCATTCTTCAGATCTTCGAAGGTGTCTCCAGACACATCATCAACGAGCGCATTCTTCCATCCAGTACGAGCGCACTCAAGCATGAACCTGTTGACAGACACTCCCTTCTTCTCAGCTGCTGCAGCAATCTTCTTCCAGACGCTTCCATTCGCTTGTACACTAACACTGTACCTCTGACCGTCTTTCATCTCCGAGATTTCCATGTTGTTCCTTTCTGTCGGAATTATACGGCATTTATATTATCGCTCTATTTTCAGAGAATATTGTCGAGAATCACGTATTTTTTTCTGACGGAAGTTTTACGATTCTCTCTCCCTCTCTAGGTCGACGTCAATCAATTTTCAAAAAGGTGAAAAATTTATTGAGACCCTATGACCGCCCACGTGATTTTTCATATGAAATCATACCTAAGAGAATGTTAGATCCGAGAGGGTAGAGAGGGAGAGAGAGTCGTGTTTCACTCGTGGAAAATACATGATCGAGATAAAAAAATACAAAGAAAACTCCTCAGGCACGGCAAACACCTGAGGAGTACACAACCGCGTGTGCGGGATGTGTCATATTGCTTAGTGCAGTGAAGTCAATCGTCCGACACCATCTGTGTCGACCTGTACCGTGCTGTCTGTCTGTACAGAACCGTCTGCGTTGACTGCGTAGGCGTGATCATTGTAGACGTGCACTCCAGCTGGGAGCAGGTTACCATTCTCAGAAGCAAGATACTTCTTGCCTTCAGCGTCAAAGATACCCGTTGCCATGCGTCCGTCATTAGCAAAGTAGTAGTCGCGACTTCCAATATGCTGCATGCCCGTCAGCATGGCGCACTCCAGTGGACCTTCCTCTGAGCAGAGGTAGAACCAATCTGTGCCATCAAAGTACCAACCTGTGACTGCATATCCTCGTGCGTCAAAGTAGTACCAGGAGCCATTGATAAACGCCCACTGGCTGTAGTAGTAAGCACTTGGGCTGGTTGCATACCACCAGCCAGTTGCATTCTTAACCCAATGTGGGTCAAAGTTGGACTCACCCTGTGCAAGCTGCTCCCATTCTGCATAGGTGAGCTTTGCGACATCGAGGTCAACGGTACCGCCTGCGCTAGAATACTGCCAAATGGTCCAATCACTCCATGCGCCAGTGTTATAGATCATGTCAGGGAGTTCCCACGAGAAGCGATTGTCTGGATAACCAGCAATCCACAAGCGTGATACGTCAGCACAAGACGCTACCTGTGAGCGTCCAGCTGGGTAGGTGTACACAACAGGATAGATGCCTGTCTTTGCGTAGACACGGTCAACGAACTGCCTTGCCCAAACCGTTGATCCCCACGCGTCATTGTCACCGTTCTCCCAGTCGAGACATAGCAACGCCTTGCCAATGTAGGCGGATACACAAGCCACAAATGCGTCAGCTTCTGCTACAGGTGAGCCACCTTCTGCATAGTGGTAGACGCCAATAAGCTTACCGTCAGCAAGCGCACGCTGAAGCTGTGCAGTCATGTAGCGGTTCATTGGCTGCGTGCCCTGCGTTGCCTTAGCGATGACAAAGTCAGAACCACTGTAGGCAGTTTCGACATTAGGGTGCGAGTAGCTCGCACCCAATGCCTGATAACCGCTTACATCTATACCCTTAAGCATTGTTAGCTCCGTTCTTAGGATCATCTTTTGGCTGTGTGTTAGTTGGTTCAGTATTTCCTGTCATGTAGCTTGCAGGACGCTCAGAAGGCTGTACGTAGGTCATTGCACGTGCAGAGTCGCTGAAGCCTGCAGTCGTCGGGTCAGTGACAACACCAAGAAGGGAAAGCACAGCGAAAACAGCGTTTACGATAGTTGTAAGCTGCTGTCCCAAGTTGGCAAAATCCCAGGTATAACCAAAAGGTACTGCGCATACCTGGACGAGCAGCAGAACTGCAGGAATGAATGCTAGCCAAAATGCCTTATTACGTGCTCGAACTGTAAAATTAATCATGTCGATCTCCTTAAATGATCTGTAATGCCTGATAATTGCCTAGTGAGTGTGTGCCTGTTCCAGACGCTCCAGTCTCCCCGCCTGTGTACGGGTCACATCCTCTACCACAGCCAGACGGGTGTCGTGAACAGAGAGCGTATCTCGGATGTTCGTAATGGTCTCATCTGTACGTGCCATGTACGCTGTGAAGGCTTTCTGCGTGTCGTCTATGTCGCTCTTGAGTTGCTTCACGCCTTCTTCAATGCGCACGAGTCGCATGGCGTCTTCCTGGCTTGCGCGGTTCATCGCCTTAGCACCGTTAATGAGCGTCAGCACCATGCCGAGAAACGATACCGCAGCGACAATCTGCTCAAACGTTAATGGGTTCATTCCGTCACCTCCTTACTCCAGAATCTTAGGAATAATAGGTACGACGCCAGAGCAATAACCGCTATCACTATTGTAGATATAGACATGACCGTCACCGCCACCCGTTGCACCAACCCAGATCTTAGATGTATTGTTGCCTTTCTGCACTGCTAATGGATAATAATTAGGATAAGACGGAAGCAGCCTGTCTGGGATTTGTGTAGGGGTCATATATTCAGGATAGCCACCTGCCATATAGCATTCAAGATACATCATACCGCCACGAACACAGTAGCGCACACGTACCCATTGATTATTTACTAAGTCAGTCCACGGTACAAACATCATCATCTTGATAAGATTTGTATAGTCAATAGATTCCTTTTTTGCGCGGTTGTCAGTAGAGAGCGTTAGAGTTGAATCCGTTAAGCCAAGCTCAGCAAAATGCATCCCGTTAGAATTAGAAATCTTTGCAGCAATTACTTGCGAGTCGCTCATCAAATAACCTGTTGGCTTCAAAAGAATATTGTCAGTCATTAAAGCCGTAGCTCTGTCTCCTCTATTGTCCTGGTAGCCAGCCACAATATTAAGAGAGTTATCTCCTAGTGTGATAATGCCACTCTCAAAACTCGCGACAGGACTTTCACCGTTAAAGATACTAATTCTGTCACTTTTTACAGTGACATGACCCCCTTTTTTATTTCCTACGTGTGCGCCATCTGCATCGTGAGTGAACACGTTCGTCAAATTTTCGACTGTGCTCTTAACCTCATTAGCTGTGTTGTTTGCGTCTGTTGCCATAGTCTTTGCTCCCTTCGCATCTGTTGCTGCTTGCTTAGCCTTAACATCTATAGCATCAATCTTCTTCTCAAGAATTCTCTTGAGGTCTTCGACCCCCTGAGAATTGTTCCCGTGTTCGATAGCGACGCTCTGATGAGTGCTCTCATGTGAAACGTTGTGTGCTGGTGTGCCGTCTTCCTTGCAAGTGTCGTCCTCTGCAGTCGCCCATACCTCGACGCTTTGCGCAGTTGGTAGTGGTGGAGTCGAAACGATGCCAGGCTCCGTGAGGGTACCCATCACAGATGACTGACCGCCGACACCCATGTAAATGGTGACGTTGTAGAAGTCTGAGGGTATCTTGTCTTCCAGGGTTCCATCCCACGCCACGTACACAACATCTGAGGAAGATGTCGCGAAAATACCCTTAGGCTTTGGTGGAGCAACGGTGTCTCCAACGTTCTTAGCGACGGAATAGCCGTCCTTGTTCAGGACTCCATAGATGTCTTTTGTACCGTTTGAACGATGAACGGATATGGTGCCTGTCGGAGAAGTGTTCAGACCATTGATTTTCTTCTGAGCTTGAACAACAGAACGAGCCATATTCTCGTATGTGGGACTCATGCCAGGTAGAATGTTTTTGTTCATTTTCGCTCCTTAGTAAGACGTAGATTTCATAACGCTGAAGGTCAGAGAGACTTTGTCTGTACTATCGCCTTCCATACGAAGGATCCTCACCGTATAGACTCCGTCTGGAAGGCTTGGATGATCTCTAACATCTATATCTATGAGGTCTCCTGGCCATACCATACCGATGAATTGATCATCGAAGTCATTAATGTGTACAGAGCCCCTCATCTGGCACAGAGGATATCTGGACGTGGCAAGAGCTCCCTCAGCATGCTTCTTCAGGAGATCTTGGTTGTCCCAGCTGGTGTCCGAGATCACAGTCTCCACAATAGGCCACGGATCTCTCGTCTGGCAGAGAGACAGATCCTGTGCGAGGTGACAAAGAGTCGAGTCATCCTGTCCCGCTCCAGTACCGTAGACCCTCATGGTCGGTCCGATGTTCGAGACCTTCAGTCCTTCAATCGTTCCTCTACCATTTGAAAACCACGTGAGCGTTCTTTTTGTGCTACCATTGACCAGTTCATGCTCACCGTCTGTACCGGCTTCGAACCTCAGCCTGATATTGTTTTCTCTCTTATAGGGAACGAATCTCATCTCGACTCCGTCTTGCACGTTAGAGATCTCGTTGAGAAGCTTGTCCGCAGCGTTGTTAGACACGTTATAGCCGTAGTAAGTCCTCTGGTGTCCTCCTGGCTCACCGTCATATTGAGTATCTATTGGAAGCTCTCCAGAAGGCTTCCCTCGCGTACATTTATTGATGATCTCTGCAGCTATTCCCCTCAGCGACATGTTTTTGTAGTAGATCGTGTCGTTTGTGGTTCCTCCGTAAGACTTACCGAACACGTCTTCGCTTACGAGGTACCTGCTAGATAACAGATCTTGAATAGAGAGCAGACTGAAATCTGTGCAATCCTCGGAGTCGACTCTGTACCCTATCGTTCCGAAGACGACTGGTGTATCATCCCACATCAAGACGATGGATCTTTTCATAGGATACAAGATGTTGTTTCGTCCTTCAGGAGTATCTGCTGGAACAGAAGCCCAGGGTAAGCTTATCTGAGATAATCCGTTCTCACCGACATTTCTCCTCGTGTTTGTTGACAACGAAGAATCTGTTACACTCATGTGCCAAGAGAAATTCTGGATGTCTATGGGGGTGAGCATCAGTCCCGACATCGTGTCACAGATGTATGTGTTCCACATTATTCTGCCACTCCAGAGTCGACAACTAGCAACCTTTGTCCTGGCCATGACCCTGCTTTATAATCCAACCAGATGTCTGAAACTGGAGCTACACTAGATCTCCACAATCTAGCTGAGATCGTATGGAATCCTGCAGAGACTTTGACACAATCCTCAAAGCAACTGGTCGTAGGAGTATCTGGGTAATTCGTGAAGCGGAATGCTCTCTGAACGACACCATCGAGCGTCCAGTCAATATATCCTGATCCAATCCAGCTGTGTGTGCTAGGGTGCCATGCCCAGGTCGTCTCTGTCAATTTTACAGACAGCAGCCTGTCTGTAGGTACGTAGATCTGTCCGCTGGCGTAGGTATATGCGGCATCTGTGTTGATGCCCTTGTACGAGGTATCTGTCTTATCGAGGAGAATCCCAAGGGAAGCTCCCGCAGGCACAGCATATTTTCGTTCAGATGTCATGACGGCATTCTGAGTACTAGTCGCTCCAGCGGGAAGCATCATGTACGCGATTACCGTCGCGTCTGATGGGACGCTTGGTGGCACAGGAGACGACGATGGGGTACCCTGAGACACACCAAGCGTGACAAGGTTGTCAGTATCTCCGTTCTGAATGTCGTGAGATGTCAGCCAGATAGCGTCTATGCGAGATTGACCAGACGTATTCGACTGGACAGATGGGGTATTTCCACCTGGGTAATATGCTAACGTGTAACCGTCAGCTTTGCCCTTGCTGCAGACAGCCACGCCACCCTCTACTGCATAGTAAAGGGATGAAGTTCCCTTGACATTGAGACCGTCAAGGATGCCGACATTGGCAAAAAGACTGCTGATGATTTTTCTCATTTCCAGAGCTGAGGTTCCAACTCCAGAGTTGTTCTGAGGTACTCCGAGTGCTACAGACATTTTAACTCCTTAAATATATGCATCGTGAACCACGACTTCGCATGTTCCTACGCCATGTGCTAGAAAAGATAGAGACAAATCTCCTCCTGGCTGAACAGAAGGGAAGCTCCTCTCTGACAGATTTCTCGTCACGTCAACACCACTTGATGATGCCGTCCTAGTACTACAATACATTATAACGGGTGATCCCCAGTTTACAGGCTCAGAATACGACAGTTTTTCTCCTGTCTGTTGATTCGTGATCGAAAATCCCGTTGGAAAATCTCCTGAGACGGTAATGACTGGGTACGAGACTATGGTTCCATGGTTATACGTCGAACAAGTGTTGTTCACGACGCTCTGCTTACCCCACTGAAGAGGATAGACTAGGACTGAGTTCTTGAATTGCAATCCTCCTGCTGGATCTGGTGAAGGCTCCATATAACCTCTGGAGACCGACTTAGACAAACGCACAGGATCTTGGCATACTACAGTGACGGAGACTTTTGCGTAGTTCACGTCCCATGCTTTGTCAATGTCGAACTTCGCGTAACCGTCACAGTACGTACAATCCTCTGCATCGTACACGTAGATCCTGATGATCTTCTTGGAGAAATAGAGGAGCCTTTTGATACCGTTTACCACAGCAGTCCTGTCTTCTCCAAGGACGTACGTCGAAAAGGTGACTGTCCTTGAATTGTACAGGACTCCGGATTCGAGCACTTTGTGGGTACCGTCTCCTGTCGTTCGCTCAGAGGCACTCACCTTTGCTGTCGGATTTGAAAACCATCCTTCGATTCCTTCATCTGTGATGTAGAAATCTGACGGAACGGAGGAATCTCCCTGTACGCTAAGAGTCTCGTTTTTATGCTCCAGGACTATTTGTCTCGCTCTATTGGACATATTGGCTCCAATTCAGTTCATGCATGATATTCCTGTTGAAGACGGTAGCTGCAGAATCGAAGTCCTCGTCTGAGCGGACGATGATGTTCTTTACGTTTACGACTGGAGCTCCATTCCCCGTAGGATTAGAATTTATGGTAGACGTATTCGAAGGCAATATCCCTCTGAAGTCCGCGACTGCCAACTCTGGCGTGACGGGAATCTTGTAATCTGTGCCAAGGGAGCTTGCGATTTCTCCTCCGATGTCGCTGACTCTGTCGAATACGTCCGTAACGCCATTGTTAATACCCGTAAGGAGCGAGTCCATGATAGCTTGTCCGTTTGGTATCAAAAGCTTAAGGTCATACGGAATTGGTCCCTTAAGGCTTGCAATCTTGCTTGCGATACCTCCGACAAAATCGAAGACTCCCTGAACACCCTGCTTGATACCGTCAAGAAGTCCCTTCATGATGGATTTACCAGCATTAAGGAGGAGACTTCCAAGATCTCCAAGCGCACCAGTGATACGACCAGGAAGACCACTCACAAAGTCGACGACGGAATCGATTCCTGAGCTTACGCCACTCTTGATTCCATCCCATGCGCTACTTAGGGTTGAGCTAATGGCGTTCCAAGCTCCATCCCAGATGCCCTGAATAGCACTAAGAACAGATGAAATAATGCCTTGAACAGCTTGAATAGCACCAGAAATAACACCCTGAATGCCATCCCATACAGAGCTTGCAATCTGCTGGAGACCTTCCATCACACCACTCCAGTCGCCCTGAATCGCACTAAGAACGACTTGAATGATGCCCTGAATGACTCCCATCACTGTAGAAATCACAGCCTGGATGATATTCATAACACCTTCGATGGTGCTCTGAATTGATGGCCATACTGTGCTCACGATACCCATGATGAACGTCATTGCACCAACAATGATAGGCTGAATAGCGGCCATCACCTGAGTGAGTAAATTGTAGATGCTCGTAATCGCAGGCATGACGACATTCATGATATTCGTCACGTGCTGAATAATCATGGTGCCAATTTGGATCACGATAGGAATGAGAGTGTTAGCTACAGGAGTGAACACTGCAATGAGCATTGATCCAAACTGAGAGAAATATCCGATCATAGCAGTTATCATAGGCAGAACATTTGCAGATACTGCATCGCCTAACCCCTGAAGAGCAGATAGGAACGGAGCCATACTCGACTGAATGGTAGATCCTACTTCAGACACAGACGACTGAACTGTATCGAAGAGCGAAGCAACAGACGACGCTATGGGGTCAATCTGATCAAGCGTCAGTCCTGCAGCCTGACCAATAGTATCTATGGCGATTCGTACAGCGTCTCCAGCAGTAGGAATTTCGCCTGCTTCAGTCTCGAACTCTTCGAGACCTGAGACAATCTGACCAAATACGTTACCAATGCCGCCGATTGCATTCGGAATAGTGGAAATGGCGTCGGTCAAACCGTTGACAGCTCCAGTCGCTGCAGGCTTGATGAGGTCAAGACCCTGAGCCATCAGGTTGACGCATGCTGCTTCAAGGTTTCCGAATGCACCTTCCCAAGTGGTGGTTGCCGTAGCAGCTTCCTTAGCTGCGTCAGTGAGACCTAGTTGAAGGATAGCTTGGTTGAATTCCTCTGCGGTGATTTCTCCTGCTGCCATTGCGTCTCTGAAGTTACCTGTGTAGGCTCCTGCTTCAAGCAAGGCTTGTTGGAGCTTGCCAGACGCACCTGGGATAGCGTTCGCTAATTGATTCCAGTTCTCTGTGGTGAGCTTACCTGCGCCAGCCGTCTGGGTAAGCACCAGACCGACAGATCTGTAGGTATCTGCTGTACCGCCAGCAACAGCGTTCAAGTTACCTACGGCTTCAGCCAATTTCTCATAGTTGGGTACACCATTTGAAGCTAGCTGAGCTGTGATGCTTCGAATGTCGGACAGACCGTACACGGTCTCATCTGCATATCTCTGCGTAGATGCTGTAAGCTCATCAATCTTAGATGAATCAAGACCTGCGAAGTTCAGAGTTGATACGAACTTCTGAGTAGAGTCAGATGCTTCAATAGCTTCAGAGGACAGCTCACCCAGTTTGCTGATAGCTGTCTGAGCCAGGTCTGCGATAATATTACCAAAAGCCGAGCCTTGAATCAGACTAGAGAGAGATGAGAACTTACCTCCAGCTCCATCAGCTGAATCTCCAAGATCTCCTAGGTCAGATTTAGCTTTGGAAGTGGCAGAGCTCAGACCTGACGCGTCTCCTGAGATCTTTACCATTAGAGTATCTAGAAGCATCTCTGCCACTTCCCTTCGTTACCTAGAAATCTTTTCATTCTCACCGTATGCCTCACGGAATTTCTTCTTATCTGGCTTCGGATCCGAGTCTGGATTGTAGAACAAAACTGCTTGATTATAGAAAAACGCGACCTGAGGAAGGGTCAAGCAGTCAAGCATGTAGTCTAGCGTCCAGTGGTACACAAGACACACCTGCGCGAATATCCTTCCCAGGTCTACTTCTTCCTCGCCTTTGTACGACGCTGAGCTCTGCTCGGAGTAAAATTTGCAGGTGTTTCACCGTCAGCGACTTCGTTGTTCTCGCCACGAATGCACTCTGCGACAAAGTCGAGGATAGCTGCGAACTGAGCATTGGTAACGTTGTCCATTACCCAGTTGAACTCTGCAGGATTACCCTCCTGGTCTTCACCAAGAACGTCAAGCAGAGCTTGCATCTCCTTCTCGTATGCTTCATACTTCTTCGAAGGATCACTCTTGATCTCATCTGAAGTAGCCCATGCACCTACGCGGATGAGCTCGGTGGTCTTGCGTGCAGGCACCTGGGAGATATCAAATCGACGTCCTGCGATCTCGAGGATCTGCTCCTCAGGGACGATCTTGTCAAGGTTGAGGTACTTAGCCATAGCCGTTAGCCTTTCTCTTAAAACAGAAAACAGTCTGAAAACATCAGTAAATGATTACATCTGGTGATCTTCGATGACGAACAACTGATCTCCAGCAGTACGAGAAGTGTCCTCAGTACCAACGAGAGCAATAGGAACGACGTTCGTCTCGTCTGCATCGTCAGCCTTGAACTCAATCTCGATACCTGTATCAGCAGTAGCCTTGTATACCGTGATGGAGAATGCTCGACCTTTGCTGTCGAAGTTGGTGATGCGTGCAACGTTAGCATCAAGCTTCTTAAGACCACCAAAGCTGAGCTTCTTGTATGCTGCAGGAGTGTACTTGTAGGATACCTGGATGGCGGAACCGTCTGTGAGGACGGCTGAGCTGCTCTTGCGAGCAATGCAAGTATAGCCATCTGCGTCAAGAGCGACGATGAAATCTGTGTCCTTAACAGCATTTGGACCGTTCTTCTTCTTCACAGAATCAATGGTGACCTCTGTGCCATTGCCCATAGGTTTGTTGAGTCTGATGAACGTAGTCCCCTTGAGGGTGTGCTCCTCGTTGGTGACAATCTGCTGGGTACCATCAACCCTCTCGAGCTTACTGACGCCACCCATGTAGACAGCGAGCGTGTCGAGGTTGATCTCCATGAGATCTGCTTCGATCTTAGCGGTCTGCTTACCAGCTCGCTCAAGAATAACACCAGCGTTATCGCTGTTAATAGTGACCTTATCACCAAGGTCATGAGTAAAATGGACGCCAGTGAGTGCACCAACGTCGACAAGGCTGTCGAGAGACTTGCCAATCTCCAGTCGACCAGAGCCGAAACGGATAGTCTCAGGATGCTGAACGGTAGTCTGAGCCATAGTTACACCTTCCTTTTCTAGTAGAAAATGACCCTGAAGGTCATCGGGGCGTACGGAGTTTTCGTTTCCGTATCCCATTCATAGGACGAATTTACATATTCGACATAGCGAATACGGTCGTTTTTGTACCTGTTAAGCAGCTCTTTCAGTGCTCCACAGGTGCTTTGAAGCTCCGCTTGAGTGTTCGTAACGACAGTGAACTGCCAGCTGGAACGAGAAATTGGAGCCTCATCTGACTCCAAGTCACTGATCAGCGAATAGTGTATGGCTGGCAAATCGGATGAATTAGGCTTGTATGACGTGGTGTCTGGCAGCTCGCCTGGGTATACACGTAACCCTACCTTAGAAGCCATCTTAGCGTCGCTAATGATGATTCCTCGGAGTAGTTCTCCAACGTCGAACTGTGTAGCTGTTGCCATGTCAGCCATTTATGCTCCTTTACTCGCGAGCATCTGTTGCATTGCCTTCGCAACTTGGTTCTGAATACGAGTCGTGCTCTCTGTGAGTGCAGGCTGGAGGTAAGGACGTCCCTTCATCCTCGCAGTTCCCTGCTCAACGTACTTGGCATAGCTCACGTCAGTACCAACGAGCACTCCATCAGATTCAACTTCAGCATGGATTGAACGGGAAAGCGTACCTGTCTTCTTCGGTACTCGACGCTTAGCTGAGTTGACAACCGTCTGAGATCCAGCCAAGAGAGCCTTCAGTTCAGTCGGCAAGGATTGCTCATCAATGTACTCAAACTTGGAGAGTACCTGCTGAGTCTTCTTGCTGTCGAGATATACAGAAACGCCGCCAGAGCTCTTTGCCATTAGTACCACCTACTCACGGGAATCTCGCTCACGTCTGCAGACTGGTTAGGAGTGCGTTCCTCAACGAGGTAAGGCTTGTCATGCATATGATCTATTACAGCCTTCCATCCGACTTCAATCTCAGGATGAGCATCTGCGATGAGGATGCGAATGCCTGACTCTTCTGCGCCATAACTGGACTGAGTATTACTAGTCCTCGCCAGTCTCACATTTCCTACTGCACATGGTAAATCAGACAGATCATCGACTTGTTCGTAGTCGTCAATCTGCTGACCAGTTGAGTCCTGCTTCTTCGTAGGCTTGTAAAACGTGACCATATGGTCGAAGTAGCCATGGAGAAGCTCTTGCCATCCGTATCCTAGGAGCTTCATGCCAATGCCTCCCACCATGGTCTCCAATGAGTGGGAAGCTCAGGTTGAATCACACTAGCGACATCACAAACGATCGTGTTTGCGGCGTCTGCATCAGCCTTAGCACGGAGAGCAGCTGCGGAAGCTCGAATGGCTTCCGCAGTCGCCTGTCCGTTTGTCGTAACATCAAGAATAGTCAGCACCTTGAGTGTGTACGCTGTATTGGATGCAATGGCGTCAAGAGCGTCAGCAGCAGCGTAGTAAACGTTGCCATTGCTCAGCTCAAGGAACGACTCCATCTCATCATCTGTGAAGATATATTCTCCCGCAGCCTTGTCGCCTGTGAGAAGCCTTACCAACCTGACAGATTCAGCGTACTGACCCATAGAGATTCCTCACTACTTCGTGGACTTGAGAGCGCACTTAGGATCGATGACGGTACCACCCATAACGTGACGAACCTTGTAGCCGATAGCATCGTGATCGAAGTCACCTGTCATAGTACCAACAGAGCCACCAGAAACGCTTACTGCGTTTGGAGTCTTCATGAACAGCTCAGGTGAACGGTGACCGCGCAGGAATGCGAACTCAACTGCACCACGAGCGTCGTTAGGATCAGCGAGCAGGTAGTATGCGTCAGAGCCGTGTGCCTTGTCAAGTACAGGCAGATAGTGGTTAACGACCAGCTTGAGCTTGCCACTCAGCCAGTTGTTTGTACGCATCTGGAAGGACTCCTGACCGTTATCCCAAGCAAGGAACTCAGAAGCGTTGAGGATGTTGTTAGCAGTGACCTCAAGCGCAGGTGGAACCATGAGGATCGCAGGACCAACCATGATAGGCTCACCGTCGGCGTCGACCTTGCTGGAGAACTTCTCGATGGCCTTCTGAAGGTTCTGAACAGTCAGAGGGTTGGATGAGAGGACATTGTCGTTCGCAGCAGAGAAGAACGTGTCATTCATGAGAAGGCTGGTGCACTCCTTCTCCTCGGTACGACGAGCAGCCTTACCGAAACGAGTTGGCTGGTCGGTGAGGAGACTGAGGTTATCGTCGATGATCGACTCCCAAGAGAGATCAAAGCGAGCACCAAACTTCTTCACAGAGAAGGACAACTGGCTCTCGGAGCGACGGACTGCCAGGTACTCGCCCAGCTCGTCAACAGGCTTCAGCTGACCCTCGCCACCGTCCATAGCATAACGCTTAGCAGGACGGAAGTCGGATACCTCGGAGACCTTAGCCCACTGGGTATAAGTCTGAGGTGCCTCAGCATATGAAGCCAGGATCTGTCGGTCGAGAATATCGCCGAAATAGATAGGAAAATCGCTGGTGGACATAGCTTCCTGGAAGCGATACATGTCCAGCTTAGAACCGCGCTGAATCAGATTAGCGCACAGGTTCGCTGCCTCAGCAAGACCCTTCTTGTACTCAGGGTTGTTACGAGGGGTGATTCGCATGCCCTCGCCACCGAAGAGCTTCTCAGCGGAAGCTGCTTCAGAATTGATGCTCTCTACGAGCTCAAGAAATTCAGCCATTATTCATACCTTCCTTTAAGCAGTAGCAACGTGAGCGAGACCAAGGTTAAGCAAGACAGGAGCCTTGCCAGAGCCTGTAATGGTCACTGCCTTAGTAGCAAAGCCGACAGCGATTGGCTTGGTACCACCAGTAGGCTTGACGGATACGATACCACCGACAGTAGTGGTTGCGGTAACGGTCAGCTCCCATACGCCAGTAGTCGCAAGGGTGGTGTAGTAATTGGTACCGTTATCGGTCTTAGCATCAGTCAATGCGACACCGACAATCTCACCGACCTGGACGAGTTCGCCACTCTTAACAGCTTTGTCGACTGGGAGTGTCAGGTTCTCGCCGACCTGAACAAAGTTCTTAGCCATATGTTTACTCCTTAACGGCCATTAGCGGCAATCTTAGCCGCATTCTCAGTAAGACCCATAGCCTTGAAGGCATCGATCATATCGACGGCTTCTTCGAGCTTACCGCCATCCTCGTGACCATTCGAACCCATACCAGAGATGTTAATGCCACCAGACAGCTTGCTGATATACTCAGCTTCAGCTTTGATGGCTTCCTGGATGGATTCCTTAACCTTCTCCTGGTCGAGTACTTTCTTCTCAGTACTCTTCTCACCTTCCTCAACCTTGGTCGCCATGAACTTACCAGACTCCTGCTGGATGCGTTCCTTGGTAACCTCAGGGAGGTCGCTCTCCTTCAGCTCAGCTGCAACGATGGCACTGCACTCAGCAAGCATGTGCGCCTCAGACAGACGCGATACCTCCTGGGAGAGTGTCTCAATGGTACTCTGAGCTTCGGTGAGCTGACTGTTAAGACCGTTAATAGTCTCGTCTCGCTCACCAATGGTCTTGATTGCTTCCTCAAGCTCCATGTTGTTCTCCTTTTCTTTCTCTTCTAAAATCTCGATGGGACGCGCTGCCTCAGCGAACTGTGCAAGAACCTTACCACCAGCTCCAGCACGAGTGACGAAGTCTACAGACTGGACGAGGTTGATCTCATCCACCAGCAGACCACCACGACCTTCCGCTTCACCTTCGTGTACCTTGCCACCAGCGCGAATAGATACTCCGATGTATGGTGCAATCTCATCAAGAGTCTCACGGAATGCGTCGAACACGATAGCATCTCCGTAGATACCAGCACCAGATGCATTGGACTCCTCATAACGAACGTTCGTGAGTACTCCTGCGAGGTCTCGAAGGTCTCGCTCAGGACGCTCATAGTTGTCAGAAGATTTTGGATGGTTCCAGAACATCTGTGCGCCTTCGAAAAGGCTGGCAGAAGCAGCTAGAACATCATTTGAATAGTAACCCGAAGATCCCCATCCAGGCTGAATGACCTTGACAGGGTACTTACCTGAGGTGTTGGTCGCTTCAGTAAGCAACGATCCCAAGAATGTGATGTTATCCATGTTCACCTCCAACCGAGCCACACACTCTTATATGGAATGTGTCGCAGGTGAGGGGTATTTGGACTGCCCTGCGACGCATTCTTGAAGTATTATCCTTCTTTATAGAGAAAAATCCTCACGAGTTCCATCTGGAACAGTGAGGATTTCCTGCATTAAGGCTCAAATGTGACACCATTATCACCAGGATATGGTGCTGTATGGTCGATTTTAGCGTCCCAGAACTTGTCTGGAATGCCATCTGGGAAAGCCTTACAATATGCTTTACCGTCAGCTAAAATACCTCTGAAGTGCTTACATAACAGGCAAATCGGCTGCTTCGTGGGGTGAGATCCTTTGATCTTTACCCCTGTAGAGGGTGAATCTTCGTAGTGCCACGTATTACTCATGATTTCTCCTTAAGGAATTAGTTCCAGCCAATATTCACGAGTATCCTTTTCTTCGTTCTCCTCAATATGGTGCACTTTAAACTTTGAATCTGGGGGTATGAGATATTCCCATTCGCTCTTGTGCAGAGACTCCCCATCTATGTAGATTCCAAGACCTTTGTTTGGTGGGACATAGATATGCACCTTGTTCCTGCCATCAAAGCCTACTCTCGCCACAGAGGTCGAGATGAATTCTGGAAGTTGTCTAGTCTCTCCTTCTTTCCAGGAATCCCAGTGATGACCCCCGAATCCTCGGTTCACTACTATAGATTGAGTCGTCACACCATACGTTCGAATAGCCTTCTCTGCACCATCGACATAGCCTGCGACACGATCCACGAGATCTTCATTTGAAAGGGAATCTCTCTTTCGACCTCCTCTGAGATATCTATTCATATCCATGTAGTAACCTCCCGTATATTGTCTAACAGACACCTTCAAGTCGTCTGGCATAGGAGAAAAGGAAGCGTCTTTGTCCCTAAGTAGCTTAACTACCTCAGGAATCTTATCACCAACTGCGCTCGCGAGAGCAGATGTGTCACCTATTTCGAATGAGTACTCAGCTTTGTCTTGGATTTTAATGTCCGATATAGAACGGATCTTACCGTCAATGCCTCTCAGGTACCAGTCCTCCCAGTTTGGAGTGCCTGCTTCATCCTCACGTTCGGCAGCAGCCTTACCAGCCTTTGTCCCATCCTCAGGATCTACTTGCTGGAGCTTCGACGAGACTGTCTTCTCTGGAGACTTCATAACATCTTTTACAGCACCATCAGTATACTGCTTACCGTACAAGGCACTGATAGGCTTGCCGAGAAGATCTTCGTCCAGGATCTCTTGCATGAAGTCGCATCGACATCCTGGGAAACGTGGTGGATGCATATGACCACTGGGGAACTCTTTGTCGATAGGTATCCAGCCAGCCTGCTCGTTCTCCTTGCAACCGTCAGACACGCGATCATCCTCAAGAGTCTGCCATGCCTTCATCATTTTAACGCCATTGCTTTGCAGGTAGTCACCAACCTGAGCATTACCTTCACAATATGCGTTAGCAAGCTCGGTAACAGCTACAAGGACAGCACGATTAGGTATGTGCTTCTGTGGAGACGGTACTGCGAACTCTTCGAATTTAGACTTGATGGCCTTGGCTATGTCATTGTAAGACGCACCAGACTTCACGCCATCACTCACAATACGTGCGATCTCCTTGCGAGTGACGTCGTTGATTTGCGTGACAGCCTCAGCCGCATGCTTCTTAGCATATGTTCTTGCTCGTAGATTTGGGAGCGATACCCAACCAGTCTTGTCAGCCTTGACATTGAGAACTTTGGGAGCCTCCTGGAGTAAGGGATCCTCGGATACACTGGCGGACTCAGATGGAGTTGACGACTTCGACAGGGATGAAAGGAACCATCCAGTGCATCCGAGGTCGCGGGATTGCTCAACCGCTCCAGCAAGCCACACACGATAGAGATAATCCTCTACGACTCGTTGGAGTTCAGGTGTGTGACGCTGGACCTCGACTCTTATTATCGCGCTATATTTGTTCTTTAGGTCACGTGAATCACGAGGTTTTTCAGATTCGATGATATCTTCTCCGACTGGAAGACGGTCTTCAATACCCTTCCACGTAGCCCAGAACACAGTAGCAACGTCCAAAGCCATAGGAGAAGCCCACGCCTGAATGAGTGCATTGTGCTTCTTGATGGCCAGGGCACTGCGATACTTCGCTATTGTTCCGTATGGCTCAGCCATTAGATTCCTCGTTCCCTAAGCTCAGAGACCATCCTGTCGAGCATGCTGATGTAGGACTCTTCCGTTTCACCTGCAGCTCTTTCCTCAGGAGTCTTGCCGTCCTTCTTTGCCTTGGCATCGTCCTCAGCATCGTCGATAGCTCGTGAAGCCTTAGCTGCCTGAGCTGCTTGCTGACCTGCAGCTGACTGCTGTCCCATGGCAATCTCAAGAGCCTTCTGCTGCTTCTCTTCTTCGACTTCGTCCCAGCTCTTAGGATCATCAGGGAACAGCTTATCTACGATGTCCGTATCCTCACCGAGTGCAGTGAGCATCTGGGTAGTGGCAGTCTTGAGATCGATGGTGTTGGCTGGAGTCTGACCAGAAAGAGTCACGCTCTTCACGATAGCGTCAATACGTTCGTTGACGTCCTCCTGGAGGATAGGAGGGAACTTCACATCGACCGAACGGTCAGTATCACCCATGTCGACATAGGACTCACCATAGTCGTTGAACGACATAACTCCCCTCAGCTTGCCACCAGGCTTCAGCGCAGACTGGTTGATGACATAGCCAAGGATGGTGTTGAATACGTCAGTCCAGAGCTCCTGACGCTCCTGGAACATGAGGAGCATCGGCTGTTCCATAGCCTTAGCTGTGGCAAGGTTGCCTGTACTTGGATCTCCAAAGTAGTGCTCGTAGATACCCGTAGCAGCGCACACCATAAGCAGAGCACGACGACCGTCGTCAACCGCTACAGTCGCTCCGCTCTTCGGCATAGGAGCTAGGTCGAAGTTATCTGAGGACATCCACACCTGAGCTGCCTGTCCTGGGAGATCACTGTTCATGGGGTTAGAACCACCGTTAATGGCACCTTCCAACACTTGCTTAGCTTGCGCCATACCCGTGGCGCCAGACTTGCTTGTGGCCTTCCAAGCGAACTTAGATAGGCTCTTGACAATGGTATACCAATCCTCGAGGAAGTCTTTGTAAGCTTTAGCCCAGTCGATGGCTGCGTAGATCTCGCTTACGCCGTATTCCATGTCAGACAGGCAGTTGGTCTTCACGTGATATACTGGATTGAGAGCCATGACTTCAATGCCGTTGAAGTGCTTAGGAAGACCTCCCTTAGGCATGTAGTTGATGTCAGGGTACATTGCCTGGTGCATTTCGTACTTCTGAGATCCTGGCTCTTTAGGTTGCTGCCACTGGCGATAGTAATACCAGGGTTCCTTGCTATCGTCTGGGTTGTAGATGATACGCGTAATCTCGCTCAGCGGGATGGTACGCACACGAGTAGCTCCGTTGAGTGGATCTGTGAAGAACGTGAAGAACAGATTTGAGGTGACCTGGAGCTCAGTCTCCTTAGTCAGCATAGCTTGCTCACCTGTGAGCTCAGCGCGGTTCTTCGAGTCCTCCATGAAAGCATCGACAACTGTCTGCACGTCCTCATCAGCAGCCACTACGTCCACACCCTGACCGAACACGTAGTTCGCCTGAGTAGCTACGGCACGCTTGACCAGAGGATTCTTCAACCAGTACACCCTAGCCATGGCAGCAATCTTGTCGATGGATGCCTTGGTGAACTGTTTATCAAAGTTCGAATCACCGATTCGCTCGTAGCCCACGTCATCAAGAGCAAGCTCAAGCTCAGCGATGCGTTCCTGCAGCAGCTCATTGTTGCTGTGCTCAGTGAACGCCATCTGACCATAAAGTTCAACAGCTTCACTCAGGCTGTTGAGTTGACCTCCACTCAGACCATTGGCTATCCTCAGCAGAGGGTGATTCTTGTCCATTACCATGTTAACCTCCTACACTGGCGAGATGATGTTAGGTACGTCGAGCTCGACCAGTGAAGCGCCAGTCCTACGACTAGCGAGCTCTTGGGTTAGTATTGCAGCGTACGATGCCGTGTCTACCTGGTCATCGTGAGCACCCATAGGGAAGCCGACCAGCTCGTCCTCATAGTCTCCAAGCCATGCGGCACCCATGCGATGGAATACCTTGTGGCTCTCGTATCTAGCTCCTATGGGGATTGCCTTGGTGACCTTGTCCTTGGTGGCGTTGAGCTCCATCACGGGTACACCAGAGTTGCGGAGCATCTGGAAGACAGGACGACCGACGCCATTGACCTCGATACCCATGCAGGTCGGCATGTACCGTCTGTACTGATCGAGCAGAAGCCTTGGTTGTTCCGCTCCTTCCATCTGCGCCCTGAACACGTCCCATAGGAGCAGGTCGTTCTTCGGAGTGACAATCCACGTAGAACATACAAACCAGTCTGCTGTCGTCTTGGCTGAAGCTGTTGGGTCGACCGTTTGGAAGTGCCAGCATTGCTCAGGTACAAATCTCTCATCACCTGTGTCCCTGTGCAGAACGTAGGTATGGTCGACGAGTTCCCAGTAGCGGAAATCTTTCCTGCGGAACATAGTACCGTCTGGAGGACTGGGGTGTTGCTGATACATAGCATTGAACATGTAGCTACCCATGGCAATGCGCGTACGCTCCAGTGATGTCTCATCGTACATCTCTGGCCAGAGAGCTTCTCCGTCCTCACGACCGAGTGGGTCGTTGCCCTCAGCGAGAGCAGGCAGAGACAGCACCTTCCACTTGTCAGCACCCTTCTCAGCGTCTGCAAGAAGACGTCCTGCAAGGTCGTCCTGGTGCCAGCGGGTCATGACGACAATGACAGCACCTCCTGGAGCCAAGCGAGTGCGCAGCGTAGTCTGATACCAGTTATAGGCTGAGCGTCTTACCGTCTCGGAGGAAGCTTCCTCGTAGTTCTTAATAGGGTCGTCGATGATGGCGATGTGGGCACCCTTACCCGTGATAGCGCCACCGACACCTGCAGCGACAATGCCGTTGTCGTGGCTTCCCTCAAGTCCCCATCTGTCTGCACGAGCTGCATCCTCTGCGAGCTTGACGCCGAACATGTCTTCGCTGTCTCGCATCTTGTTACGCGTCATGCGACCGAACTCCTGAGCTAGGTCTGCTGAGTAAGATGTGAGCATCCACGTCATCCATGGGTTGTTGCCCATACCCCAAACAGGAAACTCCTGGGAGACAAGACGGGACTTGCCGTGACGCGGTGGCATGAAGATCATGACGCGCAGGTTATCGCTCTCGGATTCTTTCATGCGACCTTCATGGATAGCCACTACGTCATTGATGGTAGCTTCTAGCTGAGCTGCGATTAACCTGTGGTGACGACCTATCTTGTAGTTGTCGTCCATGTATAATGTGTAGTCTAGAAGGTGCCTCAGAGCGAGCTCACGTCTGATTGTTTCGAGCTGTCTGACCATGTCAGGCACATTCTTGATATCAAGGGGATTCTGCTTGTCCTCAGCACTCTCCTGGACAGTAAAGGTATCCTTCGCTGGAGTGCCAAGTCTTTTCACGATGTCGTTCTTTTTAGGCATCTGTCACCTCCGCGTCTTGTACGGGAATTGGAGGTAGCGCAGCTTGATCCACGTTCTTCCCGACTGTGATGTCGACAGCTTCTGCAATTTCTTTTACTTTAGCGCGGAGTTGTTCATCTGTTAAGGATTTCACGTCTATCTGGTAATTCACGTCGAGCTTGTGTTTAGTCTCGACGGAGATCTCCATAACACGCTTGGCATTCCACACATCAGGCATACGACATTCCAGGTAACGGATCATAGCGGACACATTGCCGTTAATAGCAGCTGAGAACAGGGCATTCTCAACAAGTGAGCAGGCAAAGATACGTGCTTCTTCCAGTTCACACCAGAACTTAGCATACTTGCCTTCTTGACCGCGAGCCATCTCTTCCTTGCCACGACGACGCCACTCCGTAATGGTACGAGGATTCAATCCCACTCGTGCAGATGCTGTTGTGAACGTGTACCCTTGACGCACGAAGGCGATTATCTTGTCCGATACTTCGTCGAACATATGATAACCGCCCTTAGCTGCTGCTTCTTCTATGTCAGTGTGTACAGCGCAGAACTTCCCGTCCACAGTTGCACCCTTCGTGCATTGCTTTCCCGTACGAGGATTTCTGCCTTGACAACGAGGAGTCCCCCAATACGTAAAATGTTCTGGATCCTCAAGGTGCTTAGGATGTGGATTGTCCTTCGTGTATCTAGGCTTCTGCTTCTTGACTTCAGGCTTCTTCTTCGAAGCCTTCACCTTTTTCTTTTGCCTGTTAACCGTCATTATCACCACATTCCTATTGATTTTAGATAGACTCCTTTTATATTATCCCTCTTTTATAT